TACCCCTTCAACCGCCATAATAGGTAACGTAGCGTATGTAATACCTTGACCCAATAATCTTCTATAACCAATGCTTCTTCTAACGGGATCTTTTATTTCTTTTATACTTCTAGCCGTTGCGTTAGCCGTTGTTCTAACAATTTCTGCGGGGAAAGAAGCAAAATTTCCTAAAGGTGAACGTCTAACACTTTTTACAAAATCAGATACGTACGCATAATTAGGAACTGTTTCTCTAACAACAGCAGCTGCTTCTTGCATAATTTGTAAATCATCTGGCATTTTTTTAACAACACCTCTTTCAACAGCGTTTTTAAATGCTTGTTTTAATTTATGTTTTTCTCCTAAAAAATTAATTATTCTAAATGCATCATCCTCCGCCACATAAAAATCTTGTGCTACTTTTACAGCCCCTTTTAGTTTTTTACCCATACTGTTGTAAAATTTACTTACAAAGTCTCCACCTTTTGCAATGTCTGATATAAGACCTTCAACATCCCTGTATACTGCACTTTGGTTAACCACACCTTCTTCAAGTAAAAATTTATATAGTCCTTGTCCTTCTGGTGTATTTCTAAATCTAGGATTACCTGTTGCTCTATACAAAGCTTGTGGTTGAGTGGCTTTATAAGCCATTTTAATAGCATTACCCATGGCCATAGGTGATATAAATATGTTACCACTATGAACAGTAGTAACCATGGCAGATGTAAAGTTTCTAGCGTGTGTAAATGGTCCAAGAACAGTTTTAAAAGCTTGTGTTACACCCTTTGGTATTAAAAACAACATACGATACGGGACACTTCTAGTTAAGGGTGAGGATACTATTTCGTCCCCTATTTTTATTGCATCCGCAAAATCTGCTCTAGTAAATTTGCCATCTATTGGGCTTGTATATATTTCTTCTGCTAGATTGGTTTTTAATTTTAAACCATCTCTACCTGCAAATATTTTTTGATTTGGAAAGTTAACTAACGCCTCATCATAAGTTTTATAAAAAAGACCTCTCTCACCATTTTTTATTAATTCATCAGATGCTTTTAATAATTGACTGTAAAATCTATCTCTACCTAATATCTCTCCCATATCTTCCATACTATTAAAAATAACTTTTTTTGCATCTTTGTATTCACCAAATAAATTTTTAAAAGCTTGAAGATCTGATTTTGTTTGTATCAAACCACCCTTGCCATCAGGTTTAAATTTACCACCACCAGTTATATTTTCTCCTATGTTCTTTACTTGCACAGCTTTATCATCTAAAAAATTTTTAGTTCCAAATGGAAACTCTGGAGTTTTTGTAACAGGGTTTTTAGAAGCTTGTTTGACTATGTTATCTACAATCTGCATAGCTTCATCCTCATCTATTGGATTTTTACCTGCTTTTGCGTATCTTGCAAAAACATCAGCAACCTCTCTTTTAGTTTCTAACGTTGGTTTATAACCATTTAAAAAACCTTTGTTTCCATCAAATATTTTGTAGTCACTAGATAAGAAATTTTTAGTTCTTTCATTCATTATTTTGTTAAATTCTTTTGTTCCAACATTTATATTTTTACCTGATAATACAGCCTGTTTTAAATCTGCTATGGTTCTTCTAAATAAATCAGCATCAGCTATAATTTTATCTACAGCAAAATCACTAACACCAATTTTTTTCATGCTTTCTGTAAAAGCTTTTGTAGCCTCTTTTGAGAAACCATTAAATACTATTTTTTTATTAACCACAGAATCCGGTGTTGTTAACATAAACTCTGACATCATTTTTGATAGAGTTTCTGGTTCTATGGCCTCTGATGCTTTTTTAGTTTGTTTTGATATTATTTTTAAACTATCATCAATATTCTTACTAAAATCATCTGCCACAAGTTTTATTGCAGCTTTTGTCCCTTCTAATTTTTGAGTTCCTACAAATATTTCTTCAGCTTTAAAACTTCTTGCTCTAAATTTTTCTGCAAATTTATCTACCCATCTTTCAATAGCTCTGTTGCTGTAAGCAAGTTCTTTACCTCTGTTGGCTATCATTTTACCGGTGCTACCTAGACCGTAAAAGAAAGGTATGATAGGAAAACCCAACTCTGCACCAAATAAAAGTTTATTATGTAATTGTCTTGCAGCGTCCTCAGATGCTGTCTCTTTCTCTTCTCTATCTAATTTAGTAGGTATAACATCTATAAAATCACCAAAAGTCCCTATGTCCTCTGCTTTCATGACTACAGCTCCTGCGCCCAATCCACCACCAACAGTTACTCCAACAAATTTGTCAAAACCAGACCTTTTATTTAATTGATCTACTTTTTTCTTTGCATTGTACAAATTTTTATTATTTGTTGTTTTTACGTATCTGTTTTTTTTAATTTTACTAACAAGTTTTTCTGCTAATTGCCTAGATTTTTGTGTCAGTTTTGTTACCACTGGAACAGCTGTTTTTTGCGCTATTTTACCTGCACCATATAATTGTATTATCGCCTCTGTTATTCTACCAGCTGCTGTTTCTCTTGCTTTGTCTTCTGCTTGACTTGCAATAACTCCTAATGCAGTATTTTCAAATTTATTATTAACTCTTGCAGTTAAACTTTTACTTACAGGTACACCCTCCTCTTGAAATGCATCATAAAGTAAAGTTCCAAAATTAACAAAACCTCGTGGTATTTTAATTATCCCACTAACCATTGCATTTGCAACAGACTCTCCTGTAGATATATCGTTAAATTCATCTTTTGGTATGCCAACTGATCTTTCTTTAGACTTTTTTATTTCAGGAATTTCGTCTGGCTCAGCTGCTTGTGCAGATCCAAAAAAAAATTTATTACTTTCTATTTCATCTACTTTACCTGTTGGAATAAATTTATTTATTACAGAGTCGTTAGTTTTTAAAAGTTGTTCTACTTTGTTTCTATTTTCTAAAACCTCTTGCTCTGTTTGTCCTTGGTCCAGAGCTTCTTGTTCCGCAACTCTTGTAACAAAAGCTTTAAAACCTTCTTTATCAAGTATTCTTGCGTACTTTCTACCCTCTTCAATTTGTCTAATTATGTTTTGTTTTTCTTCCTCAGTGGGATTTAATAACTTTTGAAGGAAGCTTCTTTCTTCAGCCACAACGCCTCCTATTCTCCGACTGGTACAAATTTAGTGCCGTCGAATCTATATACTTTATTTTCACCTGGGTTTACGTAAATGCTACCTTTAAAATAATCTTCTTTATCTAAAGCATCACCTAAAACAAGTATATCTCTACCTGTTTCTGTACCATCAGCCCCTATTTCAGGTTCTTTTTGTGCACCTGATATATGATATCTGTTTGGATCAAACTGTGAAGCTTCTGCTCCTGCTATTTTACCTTTTTCAACTTCTTGATACACTCTAAAAACACTTTCGGCCGCAGGTAAAGTTAAATCCTCTCCTGCATCAGATTTTACATAAGCGTCTGCGTATCTTGAAACATTTATTCTATCTAATTCACCTGGTCCAAATTGAACACCTTCTATATCTTTTTTTAATAATTTTCTATAACCCTCTGCTTCAGTTTTAAAAAATCCAGACTCAACACCACGTTTAACTTTTTTCTCTAATGCACTTAAATCTTCTTCACTCATAGATTCTATTACAGACTCTAATAAATCTTTATCTTCAGATCTCTCTTGTACTTTCATGGCTTGGAAAGTTTTCAACGGCTCTTTCGCAGCTTCTGCAGCTGTAGCAATTAATCCACCTCTAGGTGTAGCGGAAGCTAAGTTTAAACCAAACTGTGTTAAGAAACTAGACATTGGTAAAGCTGATTGTCCTATTAAAGAATCAAACAGTCTTTTTCTTCTTGCAAATTCACTAGTAACATCATCACCCTCTTTTAAACTTTCTAAATCAAATGCATTTTTCTTCTCTCCCCTGTTTTTCGTAGCATCTAACAACATTAAATTTTGTGTGTCTTCTACATTTTCGTTTGAATCTTTTGTAACAAACTTCTGCCTATTAGTGTTGATTATGTCTAGTGCATCTTTTGGAATTTCATCTTTTTCACCAAAAGGAAAAAATTTACCACCTATAGTTATACCAGGACTTGTGCCTTTCTTATATCCACGTCTATCTAATCCTGATGTTATACCACTAGAAGATGACCCACCCATTTTAAACATTGGTCTTTTTAAAATTCTATTTATCATTAAAATTTACCTGTTACTCCTCCATAAATCCCTGCAAGTGTTGTACCAACACCTAACGCTGTCTGTAATGGTGTAGGGTTAGGTATATTACTTTGTACTACTTGACCAGGATAACCACCCATAATACCTGCAACTTGACCTGCAAATCTATCTAATTGTTCTTGTGGTTGGAATGCAGCTTGTCTTACTGCTTCTCTTTGTGCATCAAGTTGCGCTTGTTGTTGCGCTTGGTTAATTGCGCCCAATTGACCTAAACGTCCTATATTAGTTCCTGCAATACCTGTAGTAGCCTGTCCTAAAGCAGCTTGTTGACCTGCTAGTCCTGATCTAAATCCTCCTAAACCTTGAGTGGCTCCTGCAAGACCTGCTTGCGCTTGACCTACTCCAAATCTGTTTTGTATGTCTTGCTGCCTTGCAGCTTGCGCTTGCTGAAAACCTTGCTGCAAGAGATTAGCCTGTAGTAAAGCTCTTTCTCTCGCTGCCCCTGTGCCAAACTCAGCGAGTTGCACTCCCGCTCGACCACTGCCGAGCGCACCCAAAGCGGCTTGTTGATCTCGTATCTGTTGCTCTTGTATAGCTTTGCTACGATCAAATTCATCTAAAGTTGCTTGAATAACTTGTGCTTGAAAAGGTGATGTAAAATCTGATACGTCTTGTTGAAAAGCTTGTGCGCCTAATGGCACTCCACCTATCGTTGCTCCTGCTGTTCCTAATTGTCCAAGAGCTGCAGTTCCTAATCCACTAGCAAGTTGTGCTTCTTGTTGTGCTGAAGTTAAAAATGGTTGAAATCCAGCAATACCAGTCGCGCCCGCTTGAGCTTGTGCTATGGTTTGTGCTTGTCTTTGTAAAGGATCTTGAGCTGCTACTTGTGGTGCAAGTCCTGCTAAATTTTGTTGTCTTGTTGTAAATGCTCTTGCAGCGTCTTGTCTAGCTTTAAAACCTGCATCTGTTTCACCAGCTTGTCTTGTTAAACCTGCTATGCCTGTTGTAACTATAGGTATACCTGTTTGCGCTACAACTTGTTTTGCTAGATCTTCACCTAAAGTTTCTACGAAGGGTGCTGGTCTTGATATTTGCGTTTCGACTGACATTAAATTACTTCCTCTAATCTTTTTGATGTTTGAAACATTTTACGTGCGCCTTCTAATCCTTGCGATTCTTCAGATACTTCACCTCCGGATTCGAGGTTCTTCATCATGTTATACATAACTTCTGCGCCTTTGTCTACATCTCCGTCGCCAGCGTTTCTAACAGCATCAGCTGTAAATACAAACTCATTCTTAGATAATCTTGCAGGCACATCGTCAGCCTTTTCCATTCTACCTATCGGCACAAAGCCACCATCTTCTCTAAGATCCATCTCTTTACCACCCATATCTAATAGTGGCATAGTTTTCTTGGCTACTGGCTCTTTAGAACCTTCCTGGTAACCTATTCTGCCGCCATCAGCGGCAAATGCAAATTGACTGCCTTCAAATCTAGGCGCTGTTATTCCAAAAGGGTTGTTTCTTATAGCTAATAATTGTTCTCTTGTTAATACTGGACCTCTATCTGTTATTTTTTCTTCCTCTTCTTGTGTTGCCATTAAACCTGATAATGCAGATACTATACCAATAGTCTTTAAAGGACTTAAATTTTCTAAAGCAAATTCACCAGCGGTATCTTTTAAAAAACCTTTCTTAAGTAGATTAGTAAATCCTCCACCTTGGCTACCAAAATATGCAAGACCACCTAATATTGCAGCTTTACCAAGTGGTGATTTTGTAATTTTTTTAACAGCTCTTGTTGCTTTCTTAACTAATTTACCTAAAAAATACATTTGTCTCCCTGTTTCAAGGTCCATGATCCCACCCTCGGCAGCACCTATTCGTCCACCATCTGCTGCTGACTGCTCCTCTTCTAGCTGTCTTCTTAATTTATCAAAATCAAATACAGAGCCCGCGAATCTTGGAGCTATTCCAGCAAAAACATCTGTTGTTTGATTTGGATCTGTAGGGTCAGTTGGATCTGTAGGGTCAGGTATTAATTTAATGGGTTCTGATGGTCCACTATCATCTCTGTTATCAATAATCTGTTCTCTCATTTCAATAGTTCCATCAGCTTTTTTAAAAGGAATTGTTATTCTGCTAACACCTGTTTTTAAATTACCATAAGCATCTGTTAAACCTGCATTTCTAAGAGCTCTAAATTCATCAAACGTTTCCTCTTGTTCTTCTGGACTTAATCTAGAAAATTCTAACGGCGTTATTCCAATTCTTCCAGCTTTTAAAACTTTGTCTACAAAGAAATTTCTGTCATAAGTCGATGCTGCTTGAAGAGGTTTCTTAAATATGTTTGTAAGAAACGCAGCTCCTGGAGGAAATTTCGGGGGTGTAATTTTCTTTTCTCTAAAATCTCTGGTTGTTTCTCTTGGTATAGGTATAATTGGTGTTTCATCAACAAAACCCATTTGAGTTGTGCCTTCATATGGATCATCATCTTTTCTTGTTTTTCTAACATTTAAACCAGCTTCATCGTAAGACCCAGTAGGTGATTTTCTAACATCAACAGTTTGTCGCCTTTGTTCTTGTATTGCTGCCTCTCTACGATTAGCAGCTTTTTCTCTTTGTTCCTGTTCTCTCATTCCTGTGAAAAAACCAATACGTCCACCGTCTTGTAACATTTGTTTTGCTTGTTGTGCTCTAGTTATTGCCATCGTACCATCTTATTTTGTTTTGCCGAATAAATCAAGGCTAGGCATCACAACATTTACATCTTGAGCCATGTCCTCTTGTTTATAACCTTTAGCTTCCCAGTCTTTTCTTTCTTTAAAAAGTTCTCCTGTTTCTTTGTGTCTATATGTTGTTTCTACCTTTGCTGGTTTTAATACTTGCATTATGTTGTTACCTCTCTAGGCTGTATTTCTAATATAGAGGCTACGACGTGCAGCTCATTAGCATCACTTGCCTGTACTTTTAGTATCTCACTCTCTTCCATAATTAAAGGTTGAGTTAAAAGTTCCGTCGTGGCGTTGCCAGATATGGCTTTTGTTTTAAATAAACTAAATATATTAGAACTAGCATCTACTAAAGTTACAGTTATATTTGCTCCTGATCCTGCATCATCTGATACCAATATAGATTTTACAACAGCAGATTTAAAACTAGGCACTGTGTATAATGTAGTTAAATCAGTTGTTGTTAAATCTGCTTTTTTATTTATAAAACTATTTGCCATTAATTTAAAAAGAAGTTTTGTGCTTCTACCTCATCTTTTAATTCTTCTTGAAACGTAGTGTTTAATTTTTCTACAATCGCATCAAGATCTCTAACTTGTGCCTCTGCTGTAAACAGGTCATATTGTTTACTTGGTCTTGTTAATACTTGTACTATCTTTGCCATTATCTTCTTCCGTCTGGTTGTATGTCTAATCTAAATGTTCCTAATTTCCAAGATTGACTAACTGCTGTGTTCTCTATTTTTAATGCGATCGCTCTTGCTCTTGCACGAGTATCTACCTTACTAGTAGATGAGCTAACTGTAAAGGGTCCTAATGCAGACCCTGATTGACTATCATTTGAATAATTACGTAAATTTAAAGTAACTTGTGTGTTACCAGTTTGAGCTATAAAATCAGGAACAAACCTTCTTATCTTCATTATAAATTCACCATCTCCTCTAAGATCTGCTGTCCCTGTTGACTGTCCTCTAATTGACCTTTGAGTTATATCAAAGTCTCCGGATTCTATGCTAGCTAGTATGGCAGTTGTAGTTCCTGATCTTATTTGATCTGTCCCTGTTTCGTGTTCATAGTATGTTGTTCTACCTTCTGTATTACCTACGACATCAAAAGATGAGTCATTATCTGCAGTATATTCTAGTGCATGAGGTTTACCAAATACAGCAGAATCCTCCCACATGGTTCTAGCTAAAGTTCCGTTTGTCCAAACTGGTCTTTGTGGTGAAGAGTCAAAGTAGTTATATGCAACCATTCTATTTACAACAGATGATGTTGATGTTGGATAAAACCACATAACTTCACCAAATAAATTATTTAAACCAGCAGACACCATTTGATTACCAGATTCTAAGTTTATATCATCAAAAACAAAATCTTCTACAAGACAAGGTAATGATTCTAATTTACCAGCGTATCTAAAGAAACCATTTTCAGACATCCAGTATGCAGCGCCATCAACTTCTACGCATGCATTTTGTCCGACAAGTCCACAGTTAGTTCCAACTTGTGCGAACGCAAATGTAAAAGGTTGTCCAACAAAACGTTGTGTAAATAATGCTGTGTCTGTCCAAACATATAATGCGTCTCTACCACGAATAGCTCCTCTGATCTGTGATCCGTCGGCCAGTCTTTGTGTACCAGCAGTATTAGTTGCGGTCGGTGTGTATGTATTTATATCCTCTTGGTCAGAGAATCTAATAAACATATCATCTTGTGTAGAGGGTGTTCCAATAGTTGTTTCTGTTCCATAGAATACTAAGTGCCTATCCGGTGTAGATACAACCATGTGCCTTGATGCAGTTGGTGCACCCGATATAATTGTAGCCCTATTGTTTGTTGCATTTGTTGCAGAAGAATCCCACTCAAAAACTTGAGCATCATGTATTAAACAAATAGCCTTATCACCAAAATTATCTAATGACCACATACCTGGTTCAAGAACTAAGTCTCCTGATGCCGCTTCACCCCACGCAACAAAATCAGTAGAGTTTGTTACAGTTGCTCCATCAGAGTGTGCAGACCTTGTTGAGTTTCTAACTGCTCTAGTTATACCCGTTAAATTATTTCCAGAAACTCCAGTGTAAGAAATTTCTTCGTTGCCCACTTGTATGAAATTTGTACCTGTAGTAGGAAATTGTGAGGCATCGGTTAAAGTAATTGATGTCCCAGAACCACCTGTTCCTGCTGTGTCATCTGACAAAGAACCATTTAAAGTTGTAGTTGTTGCACCTATTTCTTCTCCACCCCAAGTCCCTAAAGACCAACCAAAACCTTTTGCTTGAACAGCTGGTCCCACTGGGTAGTAGTGTTGAACTCTAATACCACCAGATGCTGAAGCACCAGATCCACTTTCGTTTGAAGGCATTGTTATAGTTAAAGTAGTTGCTGATGGCACACTTGTTACCATAAATTTTTTATCATCAAAATCAGATGCCGCAAAGTTAGAGTTAGTTGCGGAAGAAAAATTGTCTAATAATATTATATCTTGAGCACCTATATTGTGAGAGGTGCTAAAAGTAATAGTTACTGTTGGTGATCCGTTGGTCGTGGTAAATGCATTTGTAAGAGTTGTCGTTGTTTTAATAGGATGTATATCATAAAACACACCCCCAGAATAAGCATATAAAATTCTGTTTGTTCCAATAATAGAATACTTAATATTTGTGCTACTAACAAAATGATGAAGTCCTCTACCAGCTCCTGTTAAAAAATTGGTTCCTGCTAATTGTTTCCAACCACCTATTTTTTCAGGTGTACCATAACGAAATCTAACATTATCACAATCAGTCCACTGACCTTCTGCTCCCGTAGCTGTGATTTGTTTATTTATACCTGGCTGAAATCCTATCTTTTGTAGCATAATTACCTTGTTATTTTAGAAGTATTACCATAAATTATCAATTTATGAAAGAAATTGCAACAATACCGCTGTTTGCAACACCGCTCACAGTGTACGAAATTGAACATATAAATCAAGAAAAAATAGAAGAAATTTTAAAATCAATTAAATACAAGACCATAGATAAGCTACCTAATCACAGCTGTATCAGTGAGAGTTTAAATATCTTAAATGAACACGAAGATTTAAAAGGTTTGAAAGTTAAGATAGACCAGGCCATAGATAATTTTTCACAAAAGATTATAGGCAATACAGAAACAAAACTATCCTTAACAACCTCTTGGGCTACTAAAACAGAACCAGGAGAAACTTCCGATATACACAAACACTCTAATAATATGTTTTCTGCTGTTTATTATAACTACAAAACTAGTCCCATAAGATTTTATAGATATAATAATGAAACTAATATGGAACTCTTGCCTAAAAAATATACGGTATACAATTCTAATTATTGGGACATAACTCCTTTAGATAGATTTTTAGTGGTCTTTCCATCTTATTTAAGACATTGCATAATTCGTAATAAAAGTGGTAACACTAGATATTCTGTGGCTTGTAATTTTCATCCTACTGGAGATTATGGAAGAGGAGATAGTAGCTTATTCGGACTTACGTTTAGAACCTTCTGGTAGACCAATAAAATCTCTACCATCAAATTGATTTTTTCCTGACCAATTTGAATCTGTATCGTTGTAATGTAAAAAAACTTGAGTGCATATGTCTCCATTAAAAGTCTCTCTCCAATGCTCTAAATCATATCCTTTGTAGATAAGCATGTCACCAGGATTTAAATCTACTTTAATACCAGGGTGCGCTTGTTCTTTTACTTTTGTTTTTGATTCTGTAATGTAAGTAACATTATCTTCACCAGTTGGATCAACGTATATTGGCCACGTGTCTCCACCTAAATTCATAGTTGTAGATATTTCACAACTAGGTCTATCTTTGTGTCTGGCTAAGGCATTACCTTTATAATAAATTCTAGCGTAAGAATATGTAGGGACTAAATTTAAATTAGTTTCTTCTTGCATTTTTTTCTGCATATCTATCAAAAGAGTTTCCATAACTATATCTGCATAGTGTGCATAAGAGTTTGGAACTTGAGGATCATTGAACGTTCCCATAAAAGTTATGTATGGAGAGACGGTTCTTTCCTCCAACATTCTTTTAAAAACTTTAGCTTTTAATACAAAATACTTATGACAAAACTCTGCTAACTCTGGTGAGATAGCATTTTTAATTATTTGATAACCTTTTTCTTTAAAACTCATATTAAAAATTAAATGCTATTGATATTCTTTCTCCATCTTGTTGTAAAGGTGACACCATATGTCTTAAATAAGATCTAAAAATAAGTAAACAATTTTCTTTCATGTCTTTTATATGATAAGTTTCTGCATTTATATCACATATTTCTAAATTTTTTAATGGCAACATATCAGGTAAAGGGTTTTCAAAAGTCACTACTGGATAAGGTTTAGGTGTTTGCAAAACAAATATTGCACTAAAACGACTACCTGCATGATAGTGATATTCTTGATAGTCTCCTTTTTTATATATATTAAACCAAGAGTTGCAACATGTGTAGTTATAATTTGATTTTAGTTCTTTAGCATATATGTTTACTTTATCTGTTACGATATCTATTAAATGTTTAAATTTAGGATTGTCTTTTAATTCATAGGTCCCTAAAGTATTGTAGGTGTTACAGTTCCAATTATCTCCACCTGTTTTAATTTGTCTTTGAATATCTTTACACTCTGTAATCATTTCTTCTAAATATTCTTTTGAAACTAAAGAGTTTGAAGAAAACAAAGTATTTGTAAATATTTTTTGGATATAATTCATATTAAAATATTTTACCTTTCTGCCACTCCCAAACAAAAGATGACATTTTTATTTTATTATATATTTCATACTCCATATTTAAATATTTTAATATTTCTTCCTTTTTAAAATATTGTTTTATATCAGGTCCTTTATTAAGATGAAACGATTTATTAAAATGCATTTCTAAAAAAATTTTTAAATTAGATAAATCTACATACCAGTTTACACAAGAGTTTATTAAATACATACTTTGATAAGCAGTGTGACTAACATTACCTTTTTCTCTAGATATTTTTTCGTGATATGTTGAAAACAATTTGTCTAAAGAGATATCTGTTACATCTATATTTTGTCTTTCAATATCATAGCAAAGCCCTGCTACAAATCTTTCATATGGGTCTCTAATGACAGTCCAACAAACCTTATCTAAATTTCTTTTTTCAGAATATTTTGGTTGTAGGTGTTCAATTGTTTTTAAAACACTTGTGCATGCATTTTTATGAATTAACAAATACTGAAAATTATCTGTTTCATAAAACTCTAAATTTTGAAAATACATTATAATCCAAACTCCACCCAACCGGTAATAATATATTTGTTTTGTTTAGGTGGCAGTCCTTTATGTGGATGTGTAAAATAAGCTGGCCACAAAATTAGTTTTCCTTGTTCCGGTTTTATTTTTAAATCTTGTTCTGGAAAATAAGTCTGACCTTCTTCAACCGTATTTAAATAAAGTATGAAGGCTAATATACGACCACTATTTGCCTTGCTAGTATTTTCACAATGCAACAAATGATAACCCTCACCAGGTTTTGTTTTTTGTAGTTTTGTATCATATATTTTATGGCTTTGTAATTTGTCTAACATTGAATATTTTAAAGCATATTGTGGATAACAATCTTTCCAAAATATTTCTAAAAAAGGCATGTCATAATATTTTAAATTTATTGACTCATCTTCTACCGAATCTGTGTTTCTTTTATGTCTTTTAATATCTTTGTAATACATTTCTACATACTCTTCACAAAATGCTTTTGAATAAGCATTATTAAATATTCCAATATGATCTACTATTTTCATTTAAAAAATATTTGTAGTGTTAATCTTTCTTCAGGAACATTGTAATTTAGTAAAGTAGTCCCATGTCTGGTATTGCTTTTATTAATTATAAGTTTATTAAACTCTGGTTTTTCAATATTTAATTTATCGTTATCTTTCCAAATATACAAACCACCCCAGTCTATCTCCCAATGTTTATTTAGATAAATAGTACAACCATACTCATAATTGCTATCGTTATGCATCGGTATGTAACTTCCTCTTGTCCAAATATAAAAATGACCTACTATTTCTTTATCTTTAAATTTATCGTCTAGCTCTACAAATTTAGATTTAATATAATTTAAATGTTCTTTGTTTATTTCATAAGCCAAAACTAAAGAAGAATCTTTTACAATATTTTCTCCCCAGTTAATATTAGACTTCCATATAGGTTTGTATTCTTGAGATTTTTTTATAATATTTTGTATAAAATTGTTTATAAAAGTTTCATCTAAAAAATTATTCTTTGTAGTAATCATTTATATGGTTGACCTAAGTTCCAAATAACTAAAGAATATCTAGTTCCTTTTGTCACTGGTTTAACCCTGTGTTTTACAAAACTGGGAAAAACAACCAAAGATCCTTGAGATTTTATTTCTGTGCAAGGTCTTATATTATGTTTTCCATCTGGCTCTTGTGTTCCAAAATCAAACTCTAACTCTCCTCCTTCATAATCCTCTGGCTTTGAAAGAACACATGTTACAGATAGTTTTCTTATCTTTCCATAAAAATTTTTATTCTCTGGATCACTATATGGTTCGTCCCAAGAATCACAATGCCAACCATAATACTGATCTTGTTTATACTTTGTAAACTGACAAGATTCTGACCAGTCCCATTGAAAATTCCACCCAGCATTTTTATTTGCTTGATGAATATAGGGATGTATTTCATTGTAAACCCATGGTTCATTTAACCAAACTATATTAGAATTTCTTTTCTTTTTTAAATCTTTAAGTTCTTCTTCAGAAAGATTTTGTCCTCTATCAGATTTAACTTGGTATCCTCCAGTTAATGCTGTTTGTTCTTGTTTTTCATTACCATATTTAATTAAATCATTACAAAATGATTTAGGTAATGCTGATTGAAAATACCAATAATAATATTTTAAATTCATTCTTTATTGGTATGATAATATACTAAGATAAAATTAAATCAAGAAGACCATTCGTCTTGTTTCTTCCAATAGAATTGAGCTTTTAAATTCCACACACCTGGACAAGCAAAACCTCCAGAAGGCTCTTTAATTAAAACTCTTCCGCTACCGCCGTTACCACCGTCACCGCCGGGAGAGAATTGTCCATCTCCTCCACCGCCTGCTCCGTAATTAGTTTGACCAGCTCCACCTTCTCCACCACCTTCGTTTGGTGCTCCGTGTCCACCACCTCCTGGTGGTCTAAAACTGTTAGGGTTGTTAGATCCATATTGACCTCCACCAACTCCTCCGCCACAAAAAGTTAAACCAAAAGGAGAAAAAATAGGTGAGGGTGCATTACCAAATGTACTTGGTATAGCTGCTCCATTACCACCTGCTCCGTTAGGTGGTCCTGAACCGTTTCCTCCAGCTCCACCGCCACCACCTCTATAAGGTCCTGGTGATCCACCATTGTTTCCTTGAGGGCCGCCACTAGCGTTTCCTCCGCCAGATCCAGTTGGTGCACTTCTACTACCGCCACCACCAAAACTAGCTGATAAAGGAGACGAGGCTCCTAAAGTTGTTGTTCCTCCATCTTCTCCATGTCCATTAGGTCTTGATCCAGATCCTCCAGCAGCGATTGTGATTGGAAAAGCTGATGCTGGTAAAGGGTGTGCTGGTGTAAAAGCTACTACTCCTGCTCCTCCACCTTCTCCAATTCCTCCACGTCCTGCTCCACCGCCACCGATTAAAGCTACATCACAGTCAGCTGCTTTTCCATATGTTAATGAAAAAGAAGAATCTGTAGATGTAATATTATGAATTACTTCTGGTTGTGCTGTAGGCTCGTTAACAACTCCTTTAACTCCGCCATTGACTCCACTTGACATTATATTATCTCCCAACTTTGAGTAGATGGATTCCACTCATAATTAATATTATTATCCCAAAAATCATAAGCTGTCCACTTTTGATTATCTTCATCCCAAGATGTCATATAGAACACACCTTTTGTTGGTAACTCTGTTATTGAACTAGATGACCATGTGCTTGAATTAGAATCAAAGTCCCAAAAAGAACCATCGTGTTTAATGCCGATCCAAATATCTCTATTTCTATCCCATCTAATATCATATTTTTTTTCTTCAGAACCATCCATGTAATGCAATACAGATGGAAAAGCTAAAGGAGCTTTCCAAAAATATTGTGCATTAGTATTGTCCCACTCGTAAGAAAGATTTGTGCCTTTAATCCAAGATGGGTGAGGTTGTGGTAAAATCATTTCTACTGGAGGTATCCATTCATAGTCATCATTTAGTGTCCATGATGGAAAAGGTTTTGCTGTGATAAAAACATCGCCTGCTGAATCATAAGTAAACTCTCTTCCAGCATAATTTTTTCTAAAATTTTTATTGTAAGATGTTTGTTTCCAATAAACAGGTTCATCTACACTTTTAGGTGTAGTATTTTTTACCCATTCTTCTGCTTCAGTAGACAAGTCTCCTCCATGAGCGTTCACATCTTCATTAGAAAAAACTAATACTCTAACTACTTCGTTATTTGATTCTTTTATTTCTGCAAAATGTGCCATTATTCTACTAACTCCCAATTTAAATTATCTTCATTCCATCTATAAGCTTGTTCATCATCTGGATATGGTTTAGGAGCAGTCCAATCTGCATTAACTAAATCTAAAACCCAAGAATTAAATGGTTTATCACGAAGAAAAATATCATTTTCTGGATCATAATTATATCCTACACCAGCATAGTTTCCTCTTAAAGGTGTTTTACCATTTGCATGTTGATTAAAATTTGTATTATAAGATGTTTGTTTCCAAATAGTTTCAGGATATGTTCCAAGTTCTTGTTCAATAACAGGGTCATTTGCGTGATTATTTTTTACCCATTGTTCTAGTTCAGTAGTATTCTCTCCACCGTTTTCAGAACATTGAGAATCTGAGATAACAATTACTCTTAAAACTTTATTAGTATCGGTTCTTATTTCTGCAAAATGTGCCATTAGAATGAATTACTCCAATTGCCTGCTTTAACATTATCATAAACTTCACCCATGTTCCACACACCTGAAGCTACGACTCTATTAACTTGAGTTACCATTACTACACCAGATCCACCACTTGCACCATATGTTCCATTTACACCAGTATTACTAGCAGGGGGAGAACCTTGTTGCGCTCCGCCTCCACCACCGCCACCAGTGTTTGTTCCACCAGCAGTAGATACAATAGCTGAAACTCCAGGTTGGCCACCTGTATTGTGGCTACCATTTCCTCCGCCACCATCTCCGCCAGTTGGTTGTGGTGCAGGATTAGTGCCTGGTTCATATCTACCAGCGCCTCCGCCACCGCCTACAAAACCACTATCGCCGAAAGGTGTTCCAGGAAAAAAAGAACTTTTATCAACACCGTCACCACCAGGTCCACCTACACCTGGACTTGAAGCATCAGTTCCAGCAGCACCTGCGCCGCCGCCACCTCCGCCGCCTCTGCCAACAGTTCCATTTGCACCAGCTCCACCAGCATTTCCTAAAGCAGAACCAGGAAATCCTGATGCATCAGATTGACTAGTAGCTCCCCCAGCTCCTCCAGCGGGATTAATAGTTCCTGAACCACCACCGCCATTACCGCCAGGACCTCCAGCTTCAGCAGGGGATGG